TAGTATTAAATACTAGCTGTGGGTCTATATCGCCGCCGTTATCTTTCAGGACTTGTCGAGCCAAAGCCGCCGCTGTGTAATCGTTAGCAGTGCCAAAAGGAGTTGTTCCTGCTGTTCCTACTGCCCGACTCATTGTAGAGTAAAGACCACATAGATCAGTTTCAACTTCATTCACGACCTTTCGGATTGCTTGTGCAATCTTTTGAGCGCGAACGCCTGGATAGCCTGGGCCTGTGTTAAGCTTCATTTGGTCATCGCCAATAAAGCCAAATTCCGCAGCACGTGACTTGGTAATTTTAATATCAACAGATCCAGATGTTTGACCAGTTGGGTCAGGGATGGTCATAGCTGGCGTAATATCGCCAATGTTGCCTTCAGGCTCAACGTCAACACGAATGTTTTGATTGATACCAGCGGTTGCTGCGGATGCGTTCATAGATACTGCTGGGATCATTCCAGTCAGTTCGCGTGATACTATGTCTAATGCTTCATAGATATCTGGCACGAGTGCCGTAATTGTATTTTCAGCCATTTTAGTTCCTATAATTAATCGATGATTTCGGCTTTACCTGCTTTCATTTCTTTCGCGAAACTCATGCGAGATGCCGGATTAAGTGCCTCAAATTCTGCACGTGTAATTGTTTTTTTGGCACCGCCGTTATTGTTACTTCCAGTAGCACTGCCACCTGAGGAATTAACACCATCAATGAGAAAGTCATAGTCTGGATTTTTCTGTACTTCTAATTTTAAATCTGCGAGAGTTGACACTGTCAAATTCCCGTTTACATCTGTTACTTTAATACCGTCATCCATATATTTTAGACGACCCTTTAACTCTTTTGCTAGTAATCTAGCACGTTTGGTGTCTTTCGTCAACTCATTAGCTAACGCCATAGCCGCATTCTCTTCGCTTGTTGATGCTGCCTTTAAATTACCGTCTGTAATTTGCTGATTTAACGCTTCACGCTCTAATTCCGAGCTTTTGTATAGCTGCTCAAAGTTCTTGTCGCCTTCAAGCCTTTCTTTTTCTTCCTTGGCCGCTTTAGTCTCAGCAGCTTTAGTGTGTTTGTTTGATTCCGTAATCTTAGCAGTTAGCCTTTCGTTGTCTGCAATGATAGCGTCAAGCTTACCTTGCCATTCAAGGTTATTTGCTACTGTTGCCGCTTCGTTGGCTGCTGCTAGTTCTTCTGTTGTCTGTTCTTCGCTCATTGTATTACCTGGTCACTGACCGTTTTACGTGCCACTGGCACTATTGAATGCTAAGGGGTTTAACTCCCTTAACCGCTTTAAACTGTAAACTTTTCCACTATCATCGGTAAACTTACCTATTGATAATTTGCCGCTTCTAAATAATTTCGCTCTTTCAATGCCTAACACTTCGTCTTGTACGGCATTATTCTGACGCTTTAAAAAGCCGCCGTATGTCACATCACCTGATACCGGCCCATCTATACTTGCGCGTTCGCCGACTATCTCAGAACCTAGATTAAACTCTGGGTTTACTTTAGGTGAGCGAACGCTTCGACAATTCCAATGTATTGGAGGCATTGGGCCTTTGCCTATGTCATAAATCTGACCATCTAAACTTGAACATGAAATTGTTGTGTGACTATCCAGTGTAGCAATGTATTCTTCGCCGATTATAACGTCGTCATTGGCCTTATATGTCGCTGACCTTGCTTGACTGCCAATATGATTAGTTGACGTCCTTACGAGTGCTTCAGCTTGGCGCGTGGTCTTGTTTTTGACTAGACTTGTGACCTCTTTAACTATCTCGTTTGATGTCCTGCCCAATAAGGAGCCATCGCGTACAATCTGGCCTATTTCTCTTGCTCGACTAATTGTAAACGTCTTGACGGCCTGATCAATTGTGATCTTCTTGGTTGTCTTGCCGCTAATTAGCTTCATCGGGGCTTTAGTGATTGATGCTTGTATTTGTCTAATTGACGCAGGGGCAATAACTTCGGCTGCTGTTGTAGCTAGCAATGCTTGCCTTGCAAACTCTGACTCTGCCTTCCCAAATTCTTTTAAACCAACAAACATATCATCGCCGTATTCTTTCAAGAATGTTTTAGTGATCTGCTCTACTTGACGGGCTAATGTAACAGCCCTTACACGCTCATATTCTGAGCTAATAGTGTTTTTTAGTTGCGTTGAAAGCCTTGTTAAATGCTTTAATAACCTTTTTGCCTCGCCCTTTGAATACCTTTCAATTAATATTTGGTGAAGCGTTAAAGCGTCTACAAGGCCGTGATTGCTACTCATTCAACAGGACTAATAGCTTCAGCGTCAACATCAATTTCTTCATCTGTTCTGTCGATCTCGCCAGCTTTACGCAAACCATCGCGTAAGTCAGTTTTAGCTATAACACCTCGATCAAACAATTGAATCTTAGCCATCATAATTTGAGCGTCTATTCCTTTATCGTAAAAGTCATCATTGATCTGAAAAACTGGCTCTACCGTAACGCCCATGAATAAAGATACCCACTCTAGGGCTGTTTCAATAGCATTTGAGGCGTTCTGAACAATGTTTGTCAATACCGAGTTATCACCGGCATGTTTGATTCTTGCGGCTTCTGCTGTTTCGGCTTGACCACCTGATTCGATCATGCGAGCGCCAATACTTACCATTTGTTCTTCTTTTTGCACCATAGCTTCGTGCGCCGCACCGTTTGATGCTGCCTGTAATAGCTGGGCCGAGCCGCCGCCCGTAGTTGCTATGCCGCGCCTTGAGCCGACTTCTATCCCGTTAGGATTTAGCGTTTCAAATTCAATCGCTGATGTCGTGCCTACGTCAATGTGCAGCATAGGCTGACCATGCAAGAATATACCTTCTTCATAGTCTGCGCTGTTTCTATAATGCCCTATGTTTATCTCTGCTATGTCGTACAATGCCGCATCATCTACAGCAGGGTCATTACTATATGAGCCAGCGATAATAAACGGGATTCGATCTAATAATTTACCGTTGGCCCTTGGTTGAAAGCTTTGGTAAATAACGTCATCGCGATAAACTTCTACCGTGTAGACTCCATCAACTAAACAAAGCTTTCTATATTGCTTTGCGGTGTCTTGGTCAAACTCATCTGCGTTTAAATTATACTCCTCAAGCAATACCACCAGTGATAATACGTTCTGTCCACCAATTACGCTGGTTTTCCAGTTTATGATTGTTTCAGCCGTGTAGACTTTAATACTTGCTGTAAATCCTAAAGCTGTAATCTGCTCTTTGCTTAAATTTGGTTCTGACTCTGGATAATCTGCAAGTAATCCAATACGCCCAACTTCAAGTAAATCACCTACAACAACTTTGCCTAATTGCTCTAAGCCAGTGCCTGAGCCTGTTGCGTTGTCTTCTATGTACTCTATGCCGGTTAACTCAACCTCTGGGGGGCGCCTAAATGCCATACCTACCATAGCGTTACGAGTTCTTGCCGTTACATTTACAAACTGCGCCCTAGCTTTGTATGGGTTGTACCGCTTGTTCTTGTCTAGCTCTTTCGGCTCTGGATCGGGTAAAAAAGTTATTCCTTCTTGTCTCACGGCCTTTGCGCCTGACACGCACTTACGAACAAGCGTCCATTTCGAAAGGCTATCAGTATATGTAGGGTTTTGAGAATCAATGGGCATTAGTTAAACCTTATATTTAAGTCGGTGGCTGGCTTTCTTACCGGCCATTTACGATTAATAAAATAACCGCCTGAGTCAACCCAGTCATCGATGGCTGGGTGCTTGTCGCTTTTTTCAGGTGAGCCTTTGCCAGCGCCTTCAGTTATATAACCTTGAGTTTCAAAGGCGTGAGTTAAGTTAGGGCATTTATCAGTATTAATAGCTATTGTCCTATGAGACAGCAAAGCATTCACCGCGTTTATTCTATCGCGTACAATTGGGTTTGCTGCTGGAGCGTCTACTTGGTAGCCTGCGTTTTCAATCAACCCTATATCTGACAAGGTGGCGTTTGTGCTGCCTGATCGACCCGAAGCGTCTGGAAATATTATAACGGTTTTATCTGTGTATCTATCATTCAAGTTATTTATAAAATCGTATGTGTCATGGCTCGTAAACTCATCAACAGCAATTGGTTTATTATCATCAATGACCCATATTGTCGCGCATGTTCCACCAATATTGAAATCTAATCCGACATATAAGAACTGGTCGCTTTCTGTAATAGCTCTATTAGTGTGATGGTCGGCACGATTAAAAAAATGATATACCTTGTTTTTGTTAAAGCTAACCCAACCGCCATAAATAAAAGCATCTGCCATTATTGGGTCGTAGTTTTTTAGTATCTGATCAATATAGCCGTCAGGTAAGAATTTGTTACTATCAGTCCCAGCTTTTATGTAATGATAGCCTTGCTCTAGGTTTTCACCATCGCCCCATTTGTCAAAACAGAAACCATTTACGCCTTGGTCTGTTGTGCTAGCTACAGCTAATGTATTGCCGCAAGGATGATTTGTCTTTTCTCGTACTCGTTCTGATATTTTACGCCATGCATGTTCTGCTTGTTCTTTCTTTAGCGTGTCAAGCTCATCAACTCCCCCGTGTGCTATCTCGTAAGAGACTATCGCGTCTGGGTCGTGGTAAGTATCTAAATAATAAATGCCGTTATTTAATGCCGGTATCTTAATAGTCAAGTCTGACTTATTTAAAATGTATTCATAGCCTAGTTTTTTAAGGTAAGCCTGAACACCTGACAATCCGCGTCTTTTTGCTAACTTGTACGAAGGGAAGTAATGCCCAACACTTACGCCAGGGTCTTGCTCCATCAAAGTTACTAGCCGTATTATTAACCCTTCACTCTTACCACTACCAAACCCACCAAACATGGCAGGATTAGTGTGTAATGAGTTTATTAAAACCTCTTGAGGCCTTGTTATAAGTATTTGCTCATTCGACAACATGAAATACCCGTCTTACCTGCTCTTTATCAGTAGTGTCCTTTACGTTTAAATCGCTTGTCTCTTTCCAGCCTGCCTGCGTCTTTAGGTAAAATATAGCCGCTGCTGTGTTGCCGTTCTTTGCTTGCGTTATAAGATTAGACCCAATTGAGCCAATCGCTTTAGCTTTTCCTCTTTTATAAGACCGAAAAACCCCTTGATCACGTTTTTTAATTGCTGCAAACGTATCTTGATCCATACCAAAATAATCGGCTATCTGTTCTTGATTCAATACCGCTGCTAGTGTTTCAACCTCTGCTACTTGTGCAGGTGTAAGTGTCTTTCTAGGTCTAGCCATTGGCTGAACCCTCAATATGGAGCGTGTGGGTCGGTATTGAACCGCCGCTTTCTAGCTGGTCGCCAGAGTTAGCCCTTGTCACACGCTTTGGGTATGGTTTTGATAATGGTTCAATTTGATTTCTCATGTCAGAATCTAATGACATTAAATATCTATGCTTTCTTGAACCTTGAACAATTTCTAGTCCTTTGTCAATATACTTTAAATGGCTACCATGCGACTTCCTAAACGCCCGTCCATGCCATCGCTTTCCATTATATAGATATTCCTCTGCTGATTGACTTTGACCATTATAAATCCAGTTACTTGCTTGGTATATGCCGCCATGATGCCCTTGCGACTGATCAGCAAAACTAACAATCAGCCGTAATGAACTATTAGACTCAACTAAAAACTTAAAAGCTATACTCATTATTCGACTAACAGAGCTAACATGGGAATTTAAAGCTATTCTTACTAACTCGCACCCTTCTGTCTGCGTTAAACCATAAGGGCTGTATAGCCCAGGGTTAGCGCCTCGCCCAAAAATTATAACTCCAATAAATTTATTAAATTCCCAGACGCCTATCTTAACTAACTTACCAACAGGCATACATTTAGAATAATGCCAGTTCATAACGGCATATTTTGCCGCCTCATGCGTAGCCCAATCAATTCTTAAGTCTGACTTATTCAATAAACTTTAACTCTCTGCCTGGGAATCTTTGTGTCATTTCTCTAACGACTTGATTCTGGGTTGTGAATATTCTTGAAAGATAGCTCATGTTTTTACCATCAAGTGATATTCTAAATGATGTCATTTTACCAGTAGGCTCATTATTTTCAAATCTATTTAATATGTTGCTATTCTTTGACTCTATTGTTTGCATTATTTTAGCCTCATGTCAAATTCTTTGCCGCAATGTGGGCAATCAATATATTTCGGGTCTAATTCGTCAAGTTGTCCTTGGTCTTCTTCACTCCCCGGATCGAAAGAGATTTCACCTAATAATGATTCCAATTCTTCAACATCAAAGCCAATAAGCGACAAATCAAAGTCTTGCTCTTGCAATCCCTTAAGTTCTAACGCCAATAGTTCGTCATCCCATCCAGCATTCAATGCCAACTTGTTATCTGCTATAACATAAGCCTTGCGCTGTGTATCGTTTAATCCTGTCAGTGTGATTGTAGGCACTTCGTCCATATTCAGCTTTTTAGCTGCTGACAATCGCCCATGCCCTGCAATGATTCCACCGCTTTCATCAATCAATAGCGGGTTAGTAAACCCAAACTCTTTTATACTTGCCGCTATCTGTGATATCTGCTCACTAGAATGCGTTCGGCTATTATTTACATAGCCAAAAACATTCGATGTTTGCTTATACTCTACTTCTAACATTTTACCCTACTGATAACAATTGACCCCTTCAAATCTATCACCGTTCCAGCTTGATATAAATCCAGAACAACAATCATTGTATGCGGCGGAAAACTGATAATTCGACATAACTTCTTCACCGGTTTTACGCACTACTAATTTATATAAATATGCGCCAGTTAATCGTGTATTTGACTGTTTGAATGTAAGTCCAACTGATGCGGCGGCGGCTCTAATTTCTTTTAATGCTTCTGATTTTGGATAAGTCATTTTATTTTCCTCGTTTGTTTTGGTTCAATACACACTATTATATAGATATGTGCTAACAGGTCAACAACTATCGAATTTATTTATGTTCCTGATCTTTCTACCGCTGTGAAAGGGACGTTAAAATCACCCCTTGTATTGGGTGCTGTTCCAAAAGTTAATTGAGCTGTGTACGTTCTACGAGCTATAAGAGCAAGGTCTGATTCTAGTATAGCTGAATAGTCACCAGCCGCGTTTAATGTTAATGCCGTTGGGAATGTCTGACCCGTTACCGTCACGCCTGATTTATCAACTATTGTCATTTCACCAGCTAGGCTTAAAGCGGTCTTTGTCCCATCGAGCGCCGTTATTTTTGCGTTCGTTACACGAAGTAAGCCCGTGTTGTCAATAAATACATCCATTATGAGCTGGTAACAGTCAACGAAATAGTAACATCAAGTGTATCATCGTCTACTAAAGAACGATTGCCTTCTGTTGCTGCTTTAACACTAAACAAAGTACCGGTAGTACCGCCTTTAGTTGCGTTAGTTGTTAGAAAGCCACCGCCTACTGTTGTGGAACCACTAGCCGTAAACGTTACTGCTGTTCCATTAGTCGTTACACCGCCACTAGCTGCGCCTTGGCCCCACTCGGGTCGTGAGCCTTCGTCATAAGCCGTTACTTCCGTCCATCCTGAATGCGAGGCCATTGTGTCACCGGCTGCGATTGTTGGCGTTCCGTCAGTTAATCCGATATAGAGCGTTGCAGCTACTACATCATTTTCAAGCAAATAATCCAGTCCAGTATTGACAATAAGATTTTTGCCTTCATCCTTCCATTTTACATTGCCTAATTTATCTTTGGCAACCATTGTCCAGTGCATTGCTGCTTTTGCTAATTCAGTATTCATATTTAAGTTACCGTTATTGTTCCTGTGATAATCGGGTTGATGCTCGTTTCTATATTAATTAAAGGGTTGATAGTTATCGTTGCTGTGATAAAGCCTTTTATACTTCCTAACGCATTACTAAGCGCATCTAAAGCGGTTAAAGTTTCGCCAATTGTTAAAGTATACACTGATACTGCATTAAAGGCATCATTTGACGTTATAGCTTCGTTTATAGTCGATATTAAGGACGCTTGACTAGACTGTATATCGCTAACATTTACTGATTCGCCTAACGTCATAATAAAATTAGCTTTCATACTAACACCATCTGCTGATGCTATTACTTCGCCAATGGTCGCTGTTATAGCGCTTGATACAATGCTTGCAGCGTCAACACCTACAATTGATTCTGATAGTGTTGCAATAAATGAAACCTTACCGGTGTCATTGTCAACACCTGACAAAGATTCGTTTAATGTTACACCAAAGCTTGCTTTTATGCTTACCGCGTCTGATGCAATAACATTAATATTCTGTGTTAATATTGCCTTGAATAACGCACTTGATAAATCGTTAGCTTCTACGGCTTCTATGACTTCTTGACTTGTCGCGTATTGCCCTGCATCAAAATCAGATGCGCCTGCTGATTCAGATACGCTTAACAATGCTGATAATTTACCTGCGCTTGTGTCTACTACTGAAATTGATTCCGATAGTGTGGAAATAAACCCTGCTTTTGATAAAGATGTATCAGCGCTTATTATAGATTCTGATATAGTCATTAATACCGTTGATCCACCGCCACCAGCGTCGGCCCATGCGCTAAGCGTTCCCCATGCGCTAGTTGCAGATTGATTGTTGTATTCAACCAAATACCAAGCGGCTGTTAAAGTACCAAGACGAAGCCTTACCTCGCCAATTTTTGCGTTTAAACTTCGATCTGCTGAACCATCAAAATAAGTACCAACTCTAGTATTTAAAGTTGTTGAAAATTTGTTATCACCAGAAATTGAAGTGTCAACCGCGTCTTCCGAGCCGTTCCGTATTCCACGTATAGCCCCTGATTCTGTTGTTAAAGCACTCCAATAATCAACCCCGGTGGTGGTTGTCCCCCCTCGATCTGTGTTCTCACCAGTCCCGTCTTGAACTAAATACGCGGTTCCTAATGAGGCTCGGGGCGTAATCTGGAAAAAATTATTTCCTTGCGTACTCCATCGATTCGATATTAATCCCTCATCAACCGAGCCAAGATTATCTATAACAACCATCGCCTGCACAGAAATGTACGAGCTATCTAGCGCCGATCCAGTGGGAATATCTATGTAATCGTCTGATCCATCAAAACTATTCCAAACGCCGCCCCACGGATGATCAGTTGTTACTTGTGATGGCGCTCGTGAACTTGTGCCGCCGCCGCCTGTGCCGTTGTAACTATTACCTGTCGAGTCAATATACTCGCCACTTGTACCGTTTCCACTTTCAACTAAATGCAATACTGCTAAATAATCTGACCAGACGTTATCACGACCATATGTAGCGGTTACCGCTGGTTGTGATGTTTGAGAAGCTGATGCCTCTATAAATATAGTGCTGCTGGTTGCTGCCGTGGGTATCTTGACCCAGACTTCAGCATTAGGTGAACCACTAGATACAAATCTAACAACATTAACAGCTAATTGAGTGCCTTTGCCGCTATCTGTATAAGCAACTAAATCACCACCGCCGTTTGCTAAAGCATCTGTACTACCGTCTATCGCTGAGGCTGGAAAATCAGTGGTTTTTAGTAATACTGGAAAATCAGAATGACTACCTGCTATGGTCGGAAGCGTAAAAGTAAAACCAAAAGCCATTTTAGGTACTTATAGCTTTAGTGATCTTATCAATAAAAGCTTTACGCAATGCAACAACTTGAGCTTCATCTGCGTCTTTTGCGTTACTTATTAAAGTTTCTGCTGATGCCATCCAACCTTGCACTTGAGAGTCTATCCCATTCATTTTGTGCGTAAGGTCATCCTCCATTGCCAAATTGTCACGTAAATACCGCCCTTCTTCTAATGATATTGCCATTTTATTTCCTTAAATTAAATATTATTTATCAGCAAGCAAAAGTTTAGTTATGTCACTTAACTGACTTGATATAGTGTCTAACTGCTTGAATTTCATTTATTACCCTTACTTACTAAGCCGTAAAATTAAGCGGTCAATCTTCTCGCTCATCTTTGTAATTGTTTGATTTAATTCAGCGCGGTCTTTGTTTAATTGGCGTTCTTGGCGG